GGATTTACAGACGCAGGCTCTAACTCACTGGGGGAGATCACCTTTATACGAACATACTCCCGTATGAAAGAAGATGGAACAAAAGAAAGATGGCATGAGGTTTGTAAGCGGGTAATTGAAGGAATGTACTCAGTACAAAAAAACCATGCTAAAGATAATCGCCTACCCTGGAATGACAACAAAGCACAAAAATCTGCCCAAGAAGCATTTCAAAGAATGTTTGAATTAAAATGGACACCACCAGGTCGTGGTTTGTGGGCATTTGGAACCCCCATGACTATGGAAAAACGTAATTCTGCTTCCCTTCAAAATTGTGCAATGGTATCTACTCGTGATATTGATCGTAATGATCCAGGAGCCTTGTTTGCTTGGGTAATGGATGCTTTAATGTTAGGTATAGGTGTAGGGTTTGACACTATTGGTCAAGACAAAGAAATGCCTATTTATGCTCCAACAGAACCACAAAATATATGGGATATTCCAGATACTCGTGAAGGATGGGTAGATTCTGTAAGAATGCTTTTAAACTCATACCTGCGACCTAATCAGGCTATACAGAAGTTTAACTATGACCTTATCCGTCCTCTAGGTGCCCCCATAAAAGGCTTTGGAGGGGTTGCTAGCGGTCCAGCACCACTTATTGCACTACATAACAAGATAGACGCAGTAATTGGTGGTAGAGTAGAAGAAAAACTTGATTCCAGAGCAATTGTAGATATTATTAATCTTATTGGTACATGTGTTGTGTCTGGAAATGTTCGTCGTTCTGCTACCTTGGCTTTAGGATTACCAGAAGATAAGGATTTTATTAATTTAAAAAATGCAGAGGTTTTTCCAGATAGAAACTCATTTGATTCAAAAAATCCAGGATGGGCATGGATGTCTAATAATTCTATTGCTGCAGAGGTTGGAACAAAATATGAAAACTATGTTGATTTAATTGCAGATAATGGTGAGCCAGGATTTATTTGGCTAGATGTTGCTAGGGATTATGGAAGACTAGCAGATGCTCCAGATTATAAAGATTCTAGAGTTATGGGATTTAATCCATGTGCTGAGCAACCACTAGAGTCTTACGAGTTATGCACTCTTGTAGAAGTTCATTTAAACCGTCATGAAGATAAAGAAGATTTTCTTCGTACATTAAAGTTTGCATATTTATATGGCAAGACTGTTACGTTAATGCCAACACATTGGCAAACTACAAACGGAATTATGCAACGTAATCGTCGTATCGGAACATCTCTAACTGGTATTGCTTCATTTGCAGACACAAAAGGTATGCCAGTAATTCGTGAGTGGATGGACGAAGGGTATAAAAAGATTCGTGCATACGATCACTCATATTCAGAATGGTTATGTGTACGTGAATCAATTCGTGTAACTACCGTTAAACCTTCTGGCTCTGTATCATTACTTTCTGGTGCAACTCCTGGAGTTCATTGGGGTCCTGGAGGAGCATTTTATCTTCGTGCTATTAGGTTTGGTAATACAGACCCAATGCTTCATTTATTTAAAGCGGCAGGGTATAAAATTGAAGCAGACCTAGTATCTGCAAACACTTCAGTGGTATATTTCCCAGTAGCATCTGGACATCCAAGATCTGAAAAAGATGTAAGTCTTTTTGAAAAGATTGGTTTGGCAGCAACTGCTCAAAAGTATTGGTCTGACAATGGCGTATCTGTAACTCTTTCATTTGATAAAGAATTAGAGTCTAAACATATTGCTCCAGCACTCCATATGTATGAGGGTCAATTAAAAGCAGTATCATTTTTACCAATGGGCAACAAGACATATCCTCAACAGCCATATACTCAAATAACAAAAGAAGAATATAATGCCTATGTTGGAACAATTGGCAAAATTGATTGGTCTGCTATTTATGATGGCAAGGACAATCTTGATGCTGAGTCTGAGAAATACTGTTCAACAGACGCATGCGAGATTAAGTTATATTAGTTCTCATCCTGCTATAATAAGGGGATAGGAGAAATATGTCTACCCCATCAAATTTGTATGCAGAAAAAATATTTGCAGAACACCCATTAGCACTATGGGCACTAGATGGCGCAATTGACTATATTAATTTAATAGATTCAGATTATCAAGACATAGAGGATTCTTGGACGGTAACTGGTGGAACTCCTTCTATAGAGTTATCAGATGTTAACGCTCCATTTCCTACAGTAGAAGTAAATAAATTATTAGGTAGCGTCCCACCTTCTGGCACAGGGGATATTGTTTGTATTAGTCCAGATTTGATAAATTTTTCAGATTTAAATAATAGTATGGGTACTTTTTGCATAGGCGCCCACGTATATATTGATAGCCAATATATAGACTCTATTTCCATTGGATTTGAATATACAGACACAACAACTGCATCTATAGTTCAAAAATTAAAAACATACCCAATAACATCTACAAGTAAGTGGATTTTTGTTTCTCAAACATCTGAAATTGTTAACGAAAATACAGGGCTAAGATCAGTTATAAAAATTACATCTACTGTTGGCGGATCAGTTTCAACAGATTATTTATATTATATAAATGGAGTCACAGTTGGTCAATGGTCTGAAGAGTTTAATCATTCATCCCTTGGCCTTACACCAATATCAATGCCAGCAACAATTGCATTAGACTCAACACAGGTTGTGTCTTCTCCAGCATACGGATTGTCTGGAGACGCTGCTTATTGTGTTGTTGCAGACAAAAGATTGCTTGCAAAAAATACTAGCATCCCTCTTGTATACGGAGCATCAAATGTTACAACACTTAGTCCAAATCCAAATGGAGAGCCTTCTTTAATTATTCCAGGTAAAGGGTTTTTAAACAAAGTCGGTCAACATAAAGAATATACTGTTGAGTTTTGGTTAAGAATAAATTCCGACTCCGTAACATCTAAAAAAATCTTTGGCCCAATAGCATCAAATGACGGCCTATATGCAGACAATGGATTTTTAACTTTGGTAATTGGTAATGACTTTGTTTCTCACTATGTTGGTGAATGGTTCAGACCAATGCTTATTCAAATAAGATTAATTAGAAATGCTACTACCTTGGTTCTTAATGGAGAAGAAGTTGCTTCTTTAACTATAGAAACAGATAATTTAGTTTTACCAGAAGAGTATGATGAGTCAGACAAAAGTCAAGATTGGCTAGGGTTTTATTCTTATTCAGATATTAATCCAATAGATGTTGACTGTGTCGCTATATATTCGTATCAGGTTCCTATAAATGTTGCAAAAAGAAGGTGGGTCTATGGTCAAGGCGTAATATCTCCAGAAGGCATAAACTCAGCATATGGAGGCACTGCAGCGTTTATTGATTATTCTTTTGCAGACTATACCGCCAACTACTCTTACCCAGACTTTGCTGAATGGCAACAAGGATCTTTTGACAATCTAGCAACAACCTCTAAAGTATTAAGAACACCAGAATATGTTTTACCAGAAATATATCTATCAGACAAAACTTTAACAGAATTATATCAAGACAATAAGTCAATTCAAAATAGCGTTTCTGGGCCAATTGATGATGAAACCTTTATAACTTTTCGACCAAATAATTCTTGGAATGCAAAAGCATGTTATTTTAATTTTACAAGTTTTAATATTTTAAATACTCAGATTGCTACTTTTTATGGAGTGTTTAGCAATCATAATCTTGATTCAACTCAAACACTATTTAAAGTATATAATTCAATTAATAGCAACTATTTTGTAATCCAACAAGACGAAGACGTAGTTTCTTACATTTTAAATTATAATGGAGTAAATGAGACCGTATATACTTCAGAAACAATTGAGGAGCATCAACTTTTTTCCGTAGGTATTAATATAAGTTCTTTAGTAGACACGTACGGAGGAAACCTTGCTACATTTTTTGGAAATAGAAATTCTTTAAAATTATATGTTGGTGGAGATGGTTCTCTGTCTGGAACATTTTTAGGAAGAATATATTCTGTTGGTTTTTCAACATTAAAAAATTCATTGTCGATATCTGATTATTTTAATAGCGACGGTATTGCAACATTTGACGACTTATCAATTAGCGGAGTAACAGAAGAAGAAAATGCAATTGCTTTAGTTGAACATTTAGCAAGTTACACCCTTTTGCCATTAGAGTCCTACGGGGCTTACTTTTTAGATATTGGTGTTTCTGGATCCTGGCAAGACTATCTTCCACTATCTTATTTTGGTCAATACGTAACTAACGATGCTGGCAATCAATTTTATGATTTAGACTTTTTACAATTTAACCTTAGCGCTCCATCCCCCACAACTTTAGCGGAAGAAGAAGTAATTTCTTCATGGACCTATGAAGATTTATATCAAAATTATTTTCAACCAGTTCAAAGAACATACTATGATTTTGATAATCAGTTATTAACTGGTTGGAATAACTATGAAGATGTAGAGCAAAGGTCTACAAAAACATACACCTACGACACCACCAACTCTGTAATTAAAAGTTATGTAACTTTGCAATATGTGCAAGATGGGGCAAATCTACTTGATAGTAACTTTACAACAATTGAACCAGTCTACCGTGATTCAATTATAGACATTGATGAGTATCCAGATTGGGAAACTACAAAATTTGAGGTTGTTAATAATGCACTTATCTATCCAACAAAGACGGTAGATTTTAATGAGTTGGCAATTGTTTATCATTTAGAGTTTAATGTTCGTGGAATATTAAATAAGCCAGTTTTATTAAGCAAGTTAGAGATTGCTTCTCAAGCGTTTAATGATAACTCATTTAACCCTGTTGGCACTAGGTTTGGTATTGATTTATTTCCATATAAACGTTCAGGAATTTACTTTGACTATAAGTCTAAAAATCCATTTACAATTTATAAAGGAAGCACTCCATATCTATATTTAACAAAAGATTCTGGAATTCAGGTACGTGGAGAGGTACTATCCTTGGAGAGCCGTGGAATTTCTTTACCTATAAATCAAACCCTGTCCTCAGAATATTTAATAAGTGCTATTCAGATGTGGCTTCGATACTCTGAAACAGAATTTCCTCCAGTTCCTACAGAACTATTTGAAATTATTTATAAAGAAGATACAATAAAATTTTATATAGTAGCAGATAGCGACACTGGTTTAAGGGCAAGAATTTTTGCAAAAAGCCTTTTAAATAATCAGGTGGTTGATAATATAGTTTATTATTGGAACGGTTCTATAGTTAGAGAGCCAGTTCTAACATCCAAGGAATGGGGCGTTTTAGGTATATCTTTTGCCTCTGCCCTTAACTTTGACGAATTCTTAGGATCAATAAATATTAATGGTCCAGTATTATTTAATAATGTTTCTTACTATCAAGCAAACAATTTACAACAAGTTCAAAAAACAATAACAAGACCTTGGATAAAGGCTAAAACAGACGGTATAACAAATTTTACGTGGGACTACTACTTTAATAATGACTTTACATGGAACAGGGTATTAGTAATAGGATCAACAGACTTATATGGTGTAAACCCATCAGAAGTGTATAAAACCTATCTTGGAACAAATAAAATCATATTTGACGATAACAATGGCTTAAGCCTAGACTCAGATAAAATGAAAATATATCAAGATGTCAGTTGGTCAATAAATACCGCTTCAGCACTCTAATATGGTATACTGATGGTTATGGATAATGAGATTCTTAAAAAAGTTGGCAATGTACGGCGCAAAGTAATAGAAAAAGATTATAACTGGGGCCTGTATGTGTACAAAAAATCTAGCGGTGCCTGGTTTACTGACGGCAATGGAAGCATATTAAACATTCCAGCAGAGCGTGGAGACATTTCTAAGATTGCAGAATTAAGAAAAGTTGCTTTACATTACGGTGATGATGGAGAAGGAAAGGCAGTTTTTGTGCCTGGATTAACAAGAATTAGCGAGGAAGAACATTCTGAACAATTAGACAGAATGAAAAGTGGTTTAATTCCTTCCATGAATGATCATGGTGCTTGGGTAGCAGCACGACAAACCTATGATAAGTATGGTAATGATGAGTGAAGAATACGTAAGAGTTGGTTTAAATACCCAACCAGAACAAGAAAACGCTTTTACACAACAAGATCCATTTAATAAGTCTTGGGATCAACTTAAAGATTTTGGTGGACTAGATCAAAACTTCCGCAGAAAAACTGCAAGGAACGTAACTAAAGCAATGAATTTTGCAACAAATCAATATCTTGATTCTGCTAACGCAACACCATCTGGTGTAGATGCTGGATCAAAAGCAATTAATCCTGGCACGGTATACAGAAATGGATATGGACTATTTGACGTAATTACTCCTCCATATAACATGTATGAGTTAGCGAACTTTTATGACACATCATTTGCTAATCATGCTGCTATTGATGCTAAGGTAGAAAATGTAGTTGGTCTTGGCTACCGCTTTGACATTGCAGATAGAACAATGCTAAGGTTTGAAATGAACGAGGATCAAGCAGCAGTTGATCGTGCTCGTAATCGTATTGAAAGAATGAAACTTGAATTAAAAGACTGGTTAGAGAATCTTAACGATGATGATTCTTTTACAAAAACAATGGAAAAGTTTTACACAGATGTCCAGGCTACTGGCAATGGGTTTCTTGAAGTAGGTAGAACTGTTACGGGGGAGATTGGCTATCTTGGTCACATCCCAGCAACTACAGTTCGTGTGCGTAGATTACATGATGGCTTTGTCCAGATCATTGGTAATTCTGTAGTTTACTTTAGAAATTTTGGGGCAAAAAATAAAAACCCGATGACTGCAGATCCACGTCCAAATGAAATTATTCATTATAAAGAATATTCTCCATTAAATACATTTTATGGTATTCCAGATATTATAGCCGCAATGCCGTCTTTAATTGGAGATCAACTTGCCTCACAATACAACATTGATTACTTTGAAAATAAGGCTGTTCCAAGATATATCGTAACCTTAAAAGGTGCCAAATTGTCATCTGACGGTGAAGACAAAATGTTTAGATTTTTGCAGACTGGACTTAAGTCTCAGTCACACAGAACCCTTTACATTCCGCTTCCTGGAGATACAGAAAATAATAAAGTTGAGTTTAAAATGGAACCTATTGAAAATGGTATTCAAGAAGGATCATTTAAAGAGTATCGTAAACAAAATAGAGATGATATTCTTATTGCTCATCAAGTGCCTATCTCTAAACTTGGAGGTGCAGACTCAGGTATTGCTGCTGCCCTTTCACAAGATCGTACTTTTAAAGAACAAGTTTCCCGCCCAGCACAAAAACATCTTGAAAAAGTTGTTAACAAAGTTATTAAAGAAAAGACTGATATTCTAGAACTTAAGTTTAATGAGTTAACCCTGACCGATGAAATTGCTCAATCTCAAATCATTGAGCGGTATGTAAAGACACAGGTTATGACTCCAAACGAGGCTCGTGAAAAGTTAGATCTTCCACAAAGAGCCGATGGCGATGAGCCATTTGTAATGTCTGCAAGACAAACAACTGACTCAAGGGCAAACCTGGCAGGAAATCGTCAAAGAGATGCAGAACGAACAAATAACAACTCTGACTCCACAACAACCATTGCTGGTCGTAATGCACAGGGTGAGGGTAGATCATCTCAATAAATGAGATAGTCGTAAAATAGTTTGGTATAATGGATAACGATATGTTAATAAATAAAGCACATTGGGAAACTAATGGCGACAGCGTTCGTCTATCAATGCCTATTGGCAAAGTAGATGTTGAGCGCCGAATAGTATCTGGCTTTGCAACTCTTGATAATGTTGATAAGCAAGGCGACATTGTAACAACCGAATCCAGCGTTGAAGCATTTAAAAATTTCAGGGGCAACTTAAGAGAAATGCACCAACCATCTGCAGTAGGAAAGATAGTGTCATTTAAAGAAGATCGCTACTTTGATCCATCAGTAAAAAAGTTTTATAGCGGAGTTTATGTATCTGCTTATGTTTCAAAAGGTGCACAAGATGCATGGGAAAAAGTATTAGATGGAACCTATAAAGGTTTCTCAATTGGCGGTAATATTAAAAATTGGGATGATGCATATAACGATGATTTAAAGAAAAGTATTAGAATTATTAAAGAATATGATCTATATGAGTTGTCATTGGTTGATAATCCAGCAAATCAATTTGCAAACATTGTGTCCATTGAAAAGGTTAATGGTCAAAATGTAATTAGTGGATATCTTTCAAAGGCAGAAATTGAAAATGTATTTTGGGATTCTGAAGCAGGTATTGTAATGGTTTCAGAGTCTGATAGCGAAACAAGCCCTACATCTGGGAAGCCAATGCAAAACATTGGGTTTATTGAAAAGGGCGATAAGAATAACACAGAAACAATAAAGTTCTTAGTTGATAGTGCTAAAGGCATTAGTACAATTAAGATTACAAAGGAGGTTAGTCCTATGACTGAAACAACAGATGCAGTAATTGAAACTGCAGTTGAAGAAGTAAAGGTCGCTCCAGAGGCACAGCCAGCAGAGGTTGTTGCAGAAGCAACAAATGCCCCTGCAGTCGATGAGGCAGCACCAGCAGTTGAAGAACTTGCTATTGCTAAATCAGAAGATGGTAGTGCAGATTCTTCCGTTGAAAAAACAGAAGAGGGAGAGGTAGCAGCAGTAGAAACTGTTGTTGAAAAATCTAACGAAGCAATTGTTGAAGCAGTTGCAGAAATTAAGAACTCTCTTACAAATGCCTTTGGCGATTTAGCAACAACCGTTAAGTCTCTTCATGAGCAGGTAGTTGCATTAAGCAAGTCTCTTGACAATGTATCAGGTGAGGTTAAAACCGTATCTGCAGAAGTAAACAATGTTAAGGGAGTTTTTAATGAGTTTGGTAAGCGTGTAGATCTTGTAGAGCAAGACACCGCTTTCCGCAAGTCTGGCGATCTAGGCGAGATCGTGCAGTTTGAACCTTCAAAAGTTCAGAAATCCCTATGGGGCGGTCGTTTCCTCACATCAACCGACCTATTTAAATAAGCAATAAAATCACTAGGAGGTGAAAAATAATGTCGGAACAAAATAAAGACCTAGAAAAAAACTATCCAGGCGCAGCAAGCAATTCCACAGCAGAGATTAACTCTGAAGGTGGATTTGTATCTGGTGGTATTGGTGGTGCAACAGGTTTAGATTCAGCAGGAGCGTCTGTAGGATCACAACTTGGTAACACTGCAACTGCAGCATTCGGTTCAACAACTGGAGCAAATGCAGTAAACCCAACAGGCGTAGCAGGTGGTATTCTAGCACCTGAACAGGCTCGTAGATTCATCGACTATGTGTGGGATGCAACAGTTCTCGCTAAAGATGGTCGTAGAGTTACAATGCGTGCTAACACAATGGAGATCGAAAAGGTCAACGTTGGAGAGCGTGTAATCCGTGCAGCAGCACAAGGTGCACCAGATTATACAAACATCGGCGCAACTTTTACAAAGGTTGAACTAACTACCAAAAAGATTCGTCTTGATTGGGAAGTATCAACAGAAGCACTTGAAGACAATATTGAAGGTGGAGCACTTGAAGATCATCTAGTTCGCTTGATGACTAACGCTTTCGCAAACGATATTGAAGATCTTGCTATTAATGGTTTAGGATCAGGCAATGATGCCTTCCTTTCAATCATGCCTGGCTTCGTAAAGCAAACTCGTGGAACAGTCGGAAACGACGCTCACGAATATGCTGCAACA